AATGGAGAGATAGTGTTGTTGCGATAAACAGCTACCTGTTCAAAAGGTCTTGTGCTAATATCGACTAATGAAAAAGTAGAATAGTCCTGTCCTCTTCCCTTACTTACATCTGCAACTAATATGTAGTCATGTTTTCTTTCAGGTTCTTTATATACAACCATATCACCACCTTCAAAAGTACTGATAGGATTAGATGCGCGTAAGTCTAATAATGTTTGTGCGTTTATAAGAGTGTCACCTGTACCAAAAAAAGTATTACCAAACTCTTGATCAAACTGTACTTGTGAAGTATTGTTTATAGTTTCTTCTTTCCACTTTTCATCTCTCCCTGGTACATCATACCAGTCAACTCTAAAATTATTATATTCATTGACTCCTTGTATTGATCCTTCCCATATTTTATGAAAGGTATTACCTATACCATTTGCCGTAGATGTTACTATAATCTTTGTATCACCACCTGATGATATAACTGGATATGTTGAGGTATAAAACTCTGCAGCTCTTTCAACAAAAGCAAACTCATCTAAGTAAAGTAAGTTAATAGAAAGTCCACGAATTGAAGAACCAGTCGTAGCAGCAGCGATAATCCTACTATTATTGCTAAAGTCAATATTAGACTTATTGAGAGCCTTAACCCCCGGTTGAAGAAAGAAAGGAATGTTCTCAAGCATGATAGTAATTCTCGCCAACATTTCTCTCGCAGTGGCACCTTTGTTTGCAAGAACAGCAATTGATTTTTCTGATTGAAACAATGCAAACCATAACAAGTATCCACACGCCGATATTGATTTGCCTGATTGTCTACATGCAAGTACGACATTAAATCTATTCTCTTCAAAATGCTTAAACATTTTCTTTTGATAAGGATATAGTTTAAAAGACACTAAGCCCTTATCTAATGAAATAATCTTAGCATATTTCTCTATAAAATATACAGGATCTTTCATGCACTTGGCATACTCTAATACTTGCTCATGACTGAAGTCAGTAACAATGCCATCTTTTTTAATATTAGGATTGCCTAGATAGTTTTCATTCTTGTTTTGGAGTGACATTTAGCATCGATTCATTCTTTAATAACTTTTGTAACTCAGTGGTAGAACCAACAAAGAGATTATTTGTTGTATTAGCAATTTTCTTAATTTCATCTTTTTTATCAATCTCTTTCTTTTTCTTATTTAAGTCCATCAGTCTATCATTTACATCAGAAATATTCTTTATCATTCCTGATAATACTTCAAATGCTCTGGGGTGCTCACTTTCTCGAGCAACTTCAATCATAAGCTCAAGGCTTTGCTTGCCCTTTTCAACGAGTTCATAATAAGTATCTCTGGAATACTTATAGTCATTATCAATATTCTTTTCTTCTGGAGGAAAGAACTTATCTATGTCTTTTTTATCACTCATCTAATGTAACGAACTCTCGATTTTTAATATGCTGTTCTTGTATATCTTCTTTTGATTGACCTAAGTACATTACTGCATGATGTTTATCAATCATATAGTTATTTATAGACTGATCAGCATAGTTTGTAGTTCTCCAAAGTTCACCTAATATTCTACCAAATTTTCCTGTTTTATCTTTGTGTGTCTTTAATATTATTCCACCATCATCATCTAGCATATTAGTTAAAAACTTTTTTGCGGCTAATCCATACTTTTTTTCTTCTAAGTCTCTTGTTCTCGATTCAGGAGTATCAATTCCAAAAAGCCTAACTCGTTCTTTGTGCATCCATACTCCAAAACCTAGATCTATGTCTACATCAACGGTATCTCCATCTATAACTTTAACTACTTTACATCTATACTCATACATATTAACTCACACTATCTAAAATATTTGTTGTAAAACCAAAAGTACTATCGTCTGAACCAAATACAGTCGTTGGATTAGGAGTAACTACAATTGTTTCCAATCCTATATCTGAGTCATTTAAGCCAGCATTAATATCGAATAATTTAGCTCTGGCATCACGAATAATACTCTTGTCTTCAATTGGACCATGATAACTTAGCTTCATCTCAAAGTCCAAACTATAAATTATTGTTCTTCTCTGCTCCACTGCTCCTTCAAAGTCATCTGAAAAAGAAACACCTTGTATTATAACCTGTATGTCTTCTTTAAATGTAGGAAACTCAGTAGAAAACGGTTTTATTGTTAATGCATATTGAGGATTAAAAGTAGGTAATATTTGCTCAACAATTTGTAATGCGTCATCTTGTGACTTAGCATAAGCATTTAACTGAAAGTTTATGCTATATGGAACTGGAGTAAAAAATTTTTGTCGATTACTAACTACACCAGTTGATGATGTAGTTGTAAAGTTTCCAACTTTAGCAAGTTGCCTTTGTGCGTCATAAGCTATCGAAGTAATTTCAAACGACATTCTTGGTAATTTAATTGCAACTTGTTGATCTTCAGAAAGATTTGGATTTTCTCTAATTCTTTCTAGATACTTTTGTTTTGGTGCATAAGATAACGGAACCTTTAACTGACTAATAACAGCACCTGATGAATTTTGTCTAACTACGTATATATTATTAAAAAGGCGTCCAAATAATGCAACTGCCTTTTTTGTTTTTGAATGATAGAAGTGACCGCCAAACATTAGTTATTACTCACATCACCAAATGGATTAGACTCACTAAAATCAATAAAGTCTGCACCTGTTGAAAAATCTGTATTTTGTTCGTTTTGAGATAACTGATTATCTTCCACTACTAGAGTTATAACTCCACCAGCTCCAGATTTAAGTCCAATAACTTTCTTACCAATACCAAACGTGCGATACTTGCCGTCATCTGCACCGGCATGTATGATGTGTACCTTATCATCTGAGTCTGAATACTTTACAACCTCTCCACGGATCAATGTGTCACCACTAGGACTTGTAATTGTTTCACCAACTTGAAATGTAGTAGGAGCAGGATCTGTAAATCTTATTGTAGGATTGGTATATCCTGATCCACCGTTTGTAATCGTAAGACCATTAACTTTACCATTGTTACTATCAACTGTTGCAGTAATGGCAGCTCCGACTCCTGTTGAATCTACAACTGTAACCGTAGGAGCTATAAAATAATTGTTACCACTGTCTGTAAGATTAAGACTTTGTAAAGCACCGGCACTTAATGTAGCAGATGCCTGTGCACTGTCTCTTGTGTTATCAAGTGTAAGTACATACTTGTAAGCATACTTGCTTTCTAAATCGTCGAGTACATCGATACCAGTGTCCATGTCCTCGCCAGTATACTCGAATAACTGACATCTTAATTTGAAAACAGGTAAGTTACTTAGTTGATAAAATGGTTGTTCATGTTCTACGTGTGATATTTGAAAGAACTTTTTACTTAAAGGTAAATAAATTACATCACCTTCTTTTGGTCTTTCTACTGTAATCTCGTTATCGTATCTAGCTACAGTGTCTGCCCATCTTCTTCTAGATACAACAAAAGTTGCCTCATCTCTTATCTCTACACCAAATCTTGTAAATAAGTCACCTTCTCCATCAAAACCTTCTGTGTTTTCGATATACATTTCTAACATGTAAGAAGAGTTAAAACTTGATACTGGATCATCACCTAGTATCGAGTCTTCGTTTACTAAATCACGAGGTAGATAAAAGACATCTTGACCATAAGTCTTAAGTGCCTCAATGACTATATCTTCATAGAGGTTCTGTTCTGATCGTACTTTTTGGCTGAAGTATAAGTTTGTTGCCATGTCATCCTACAAAAAAGTCTGGCATGAATTCATGCTCTAATCTTAAATTTTCTCTGAGAGTTGCAATTTCTGCTGTTGCATCATCATATATTTGTCTTCCATTTAAAATAACTCCACCGGGTAGTTGCATTCCTTCAAACTTAATTAAATTCATTCCCCACTGCTGTTTTATAAGCGCTGTAGTATATTCTTTTACAAACATATCATCAAATATAGATGTATGATCGCTGTCATTTATTTCAGTATAAACTTCCGCAACAATAAAGTCACCTTCTTTAATGTCACCATCTGCAAAGTCACCAAAAATATATAATCTATTTTGCCTACGTGAAAACTGAACTTGAGGATGTCCATTAAGTTTCATATCTAATAATGATAAGTATTGCTGCATTTGCTCGTAATATGCTAAATCACCTGCAAAGTTCATCAAGTCTGCAATATCATTTAACATCATTTGATATTTTATATCAAAAAAGTTTCTTGAATTATTAAAAGAACTGGTAAGTGGAAACATCTTTGAGACGAATAAAATATTATTTGAGAGAGAAATATATTCGTTTGAAACGTCTGTTGCAGTTATTTGATGTTTTAAATAAGTTCTTACTGTGGCATCAGAGTGATATTCACGATAATACTGTAGCGCTTCATCGACACGGTCTTCGACTTGATCTTCATCTACATTGACTTCAATTACTGGTTCTCCAAGCTTACGCTTGCAGTAATCTATAAGAGTTGCTCTTGAATTAGGAACTGCCATTTTAAAATCCTTTTATTCTATTTATAAGGACTTGTTCCTAAAACATCCTCGTCCCATGCTGCTTTTAACTTATCAATAGTATCTGCATTTGTAATCGCACTTGCTGCAGGCGCATCTCTAAGTTTTTTCTTTTTAGCGACACTCGCAGTTTTTGCACTTGCATCATCTGCTTCTAACGCTTTCATGTATACAACATCTTCAGCTTCGAGTAATGGTCCTCGTACTTCTCTTATCTTATCTTTAAATATTACTTTTGCTGCAGTGATATCTTCGGTGATAGCGGATTGTTCGCTATCAAAAACCCATGCATTTCGAAAATGTCTATCAGACGGCATGGTTGACGGTGCTGCAGCAATTACACCATCTTTATCTTGAATCATTGTAGTCATCTTTCTCTCCTTATGCTACTTCTTGATTAATCTTCCAAGCGTTACGCCACGTTCTATGACTTGGTAGATTTTGTTTCTTACAAATTACTAAT